TGGTAATGATCCTTCAGCAGATATGGAGCCGAATATGCTAGCTGGTACACAGTCTCTATCTGGTATACTAGCAGGTATGCCCCAAGTAATGAGTGGTGGTCGCTATAAAAAATACAGTAAAAAAGGAGGCAACCGTATATTTACACCTGGTGCAAATTTTTCCAGCGAACCTGCTGGAATAGCTACTCAAATGGATCTAAGAGCTCAAGCACAGCACATTCCAAGAGGTGGATTTGCTATGAAAAATCTGTCTGGTGTTGATGCTCAAATGGCAGCATCTCGTGCTGCATTAGATATAATGTCAGGAGGGCGTAAAAAATCAAGTCGAACACTTAAAGGTGGTGTCAGCGATTTTGCCACTACACTCTCATCTCGTGGTCCAATTAATTACCCAGATGGACTATCTGCTCAGCGTTTCCGTTATTTCAATAAAACTGGAACATATATTCCAAATAGCCAGCTTCAATATGCGGCTGCACCCATTTCTACTGGTTATGAAGCCGACGCCAATCCATACCCTATGGCGTATAATGACTATATTGGTGGCGGCGCCAAGAAGAAGGCAGCCCTGAAAAAGAAAGCCACTGCTAAGAAAAAGGCAGCTCCTGCCAAGAAGAAGTCGACTTCTGATAAGAAGAAGAAGTCGGCTTCTGATAAGAAGAAGAAGTGATCAAAAAAAATCATAGTGACTATTATAACCAAAAGTCCCCACATCATTCGCTTCTGGAGCATTCCTCACAATCGGGTAATAGCTCATATTAATTCCCTCTTGAGCATTCTGTTGCTCCACTTTTTTCTGACAATCATTAATTATCTTTTGCGTTAATTCCGCCAAAAGATTCATACTATTTTTGTGTTTTTCATTCATTGCATTAGAGCTCGGTAAATTATAAATAACCGACTGCCAACTATTTAAGCACTTCTTTCTTAAAAATTCAATCTCCGTTAATTGATTCCCCCTATTTGCCAATCCACCCAAAATATACTGCTGTAAAAGAATCATTGTATTAATATATCTCAGCGACATTGCAAAATTCCTGTAACTATACTTTATTAATTCCTTATTGGAATAATAAAAATCCACTACTGCTGGATTATAATATATGTAATTTCGCATTACATTGTCATCTAATTCAAAAAAATCTGGGCTCGTAAAAAGTGTACCCTCAATTGGGAAATCATTGTTTTTACTCAAAATATTCGATATAAAATTCTGCTTTTGCTGTTTATCAACTGTATAATCCTTTATTGCGTAAAATTGATATTGATAATACATGTAGAAAATAATTCCCAGGAATAAAAATCCAAAAATTGCTCCAAGTGATATATTTGCACGAATAAACCAACTATAAAGTATAAGTAATACTATCCCAAATATGAATAAATTATTTTTACCAAGAATATTGAATAATTGAAAAGGATTTATTTTTTCAAATATATTTTTGATTGGTGCATCATAGTTCTGAGATGCCTGATTTAATGCACTATCTCTTAAAAAAATTTTGTAAATAATATTTGATTCCATATAATTCCTTATTATCTTGTTAGAAAAATAAAATACATAATTAATCCAACAAATACAAACATTATTCCAACATAGATAATCCGATCATTTTTTGCTAAAACACGAAGATAATTATTCCAGCTCCTATTGTTATCATTGTCATACATAAGAGTCGTCATCTCATTTATAATTTGAGTCCAAACAGTAAAAAAATTCTCGAACAGATCTTTAATTGAAAGATTATAAATTCTTTTATCATATTGCTCTTTTTTTCTATTTGCATTCTCGAGTATCGTATCTGAATATAATTTTTTATAAGACTCCGCCAATTTAAGCTTCTGGAAGTCTGATAGTGTGTAAGTATTTGCATTTTCTAAAATATCTTTTCTCATGATTAATTTAATCCAGAAAGTTTATTTCCACGAATTCCAAATCATTCTCCACAAATGCCTCCTTTAATACTTCATTAATATGACTCACTATTAACACTTGGGGCAATTCTCCGTTCATAGTTGGACTATTATTCTCCCCCCTTTTTCGTATTATTTTATAATAGTCTTCTTCATTATCTTTGGGAATCAAGCATAAGCGTACTCCTGCCCTTTTTGCGCCCTCTAATTTCGCCTCTAAACCTCCAATGGCGTGCACATTCCCGTGCAAATCAATTTCCCCAGTCATTGCAATATCATTGCGTACCTGAATATTGCAAAGACGGCTAATGATTGCTGTTGTTATTGTTATACCTGCACTTGGTCCATCTTTTGGTGTTGCAGCCTCTGGGCAATGAATATGTAAGCCAAAATTCCCGAAACTGGTGATTTCATCACTGATTTCCTTTTTAATATTCTTCGGAATTAGATTCCACGCCAATGTTTTTGCACACATCATGCTCTCTTTCATTACATCTCCCTGTTGCCCAGTTAGTTCGAGGGATAATTTACGGTCGCTAGGAGTTTTCACACACTCTATAATGGTTATCCCTCCGGTCCCCGCCACGGTCGCGTATAGTCCATTAACGAAGCCAATTTGCGGCAATTTTGCGATGCGTTTTATACTGACTTTGGGCTTGTCATTGAATAATTCTTTGACATAATCTTCTGTGATTTCAAAGGGTAATCTAATATTGTCGTCCGTAATTTTCTTCAAGTTTATTTCGCGGACTAATTCAAATATTTTCTCTCTAATCTTTCGCACGCCGGCTTCATTTGTGTAATTGGAAATAATATATTTTATAGTATCCTTCTGCATGTGAATATCGCCCCTTTTATAGCCAACTGTCTCCAATATTTCCGGCAAGGAATAATCCTGGACAATATGTATCTTCTCATTCAGTGTCAGAGCCTTCACGTTAATCTCAGTGATTCGGTCACGAAGCACACGGTCAATAGCATTTGTATCATTATATGAAAATATAAATAGCACTTTACTTAAGTCAAACTTGATCCCGGCGAAATACTTGTCAGTGAACTCATGATTCTGGGAAAAATCAGTCATATGCGTCAATATGCCAATAATTTCGCGCCCATGATCCGTATTGGAGACCTTATCTATCTCATCAATGTAAATAATGGGATTCATGCATTTTGTCTCCATTAATATATCCACTATGCGCCCCCAAGTGGATCCCATATAAGTATATGAATGCCCCTCCAATATGGCGCCATTGCTGCTTCCTCCCATGGGAAGAAACCCAAAAGGGCGGGGAGTTCCGTCTTCATCGATGAAACATTTTGCAATCCCCTTCTTCGCTATCGTGGTTTTTCCTACTCCGGGTGGACCCTGAAATCCAAATACGGTTCCCTCCGTTTTCCCATTCATCCATTGGGCAATTAATCGCTCCAATTGTGTCTTCGTCTCTTCTTGCCCATAGACACAATCATTGAGATTTTTGCGGACTTTTTCCAGATAATCTTTCTTGGATTTCTTATAGAAAATCCATTCTTTCCAGAGCTCCAAAAAATTGGAGGCGATTGCTATGAAAATATTATCGCTTTCAATAATAAAATTGATTGATCCAAGTTCTTCATTATCTTCACTTAATTTATCAATTTTATCCAAAAATTTGTTGCAATTATCTGTTAGCAAATAATCATCTTTTTCCAGTTTTTCTGTGTATAAATATATCGTTTTCAGTAGGGCTTCAAATTTCTTCAAGAATGTATCAATTGACGACTCTATTTTATCATTACTAAATGTTCTAAGGTGCTGATCTAGATTAGTTTTTATATATTCTTCGTAATCCGTCGCTGGTTCATACATAAATAAGTTCTTCTTTGTATTTTCTACGATGCCGCCTAATTTCTGATTAAATTGCTCCAATTTACTCAAAACGGGCTCCTTCTTATAAACCCCAAAAGGAATTTTCAGTAATCCATCTAAATATTGCTGGGCTTTGGCACTGCTCTCCCGGGAGCCTTTCGTTTCTTTTAATTTTTCCAGAGCCTTCGTTTTTACAGCATCTGATGCTTTCAACATTGCAATACGCTTTTCATAGGGGATGTCATCCTCTGTTAGAGAGTGAAGCTGCGTTATTTTGGTCTCCATATTTTTAAAAGCAATGCGGAATAATTTCTGGACTGTGTAATGCAGGGATTTATAGATTTCCTCTGCCATGGGCTGCGGTTTCAGCAATTCACTGGTGTTGCAAATCATGTCGTAAATAATATGCGCCAGGAATTGGTCCTCACTGTCGCTCAAAAGGAAAAGGGTTAATATATAGCGCTGTTTTTCAGTGTTCCCCGTTATAAATTCTTTGACTAATAGGGAAAGGGGCTTTGTTTTGTATTTTTGAAGATCGCGATTGGCGTTCACAATTAATTCACTAATTTCTTGTTCCGTGCAAATCATGAAATCACGAAGACTGACCTGTGCAAGAAAACCATTTTTAAAATTGGGCTCGTAAGCCAAATTCTTGATTAATTCTTCTATTCTAGAATGTTTTTCGCCTAGGGTTCCTCCAATGCGCATAATATTGAGGGGGTCTTTTTTGAAATATCCACTGATGATAACACAAACTGATTCAGAAGAAATTGGGAAATGAATTTCAGCGCCCTCTATCTTCTCCAAAAAGGATTTTGTTGCAGCCCCTGGCAACCTTTTGGCTATTGGAAGATCTGTCGCTATTGGTGGCTTTTTATCGGTTGTCGCTGCAGTTGGTATGAAGAAATTATCATAGAAATCCAGAAGTTTCTGGTATTTTTCTGAAAGTGTCGTCTTATACTCATATCCTACAAATATGGAAATTAATTGCGAGCAACGGCGGCAACCTGCTTCATAAATAAGCTCCTTTAAGGATTCGCGTATTTCATAATATTTTATTAGGCTTTGCTCTAAAGATTTTTCATCAATGGACTTGTATTTTGTTAGTAATTCATCTAATCTTTCCATCAAATTACTATATTTGTCTTTTTTAAAAACCTTATTTTCGTAGTTGTTCTGGATACTTGACATAGTCGCGAAAAGTTCATTGTATAAGCGGCGACTTTCTATGGCAATTTTTTCCAATATTATTTTATTCATAATATTTTTTGGATCAGAAATATTTTTTATCATTGTAATATTAGAATAGAATAAAAAATTGATGGTAAAAAATTATTATTTTTTTTTCTATTTATCCAATTGAATTAAAAATTCAGCCTATTATGGAGTTTGGACCGCCGATGGAATTGCAGCCTCATGATTTGTTTGGCAGAGATCCTGAAACAACCGAACAGACACTTGGAGGTGTTCTTTCGAATTTACCACATCAAATTTCTCCTAGTAGTAGAAAACCCAACTTTTTACATGCATTTGTGACACTCATTTTCGCAAGGTTTCTCACTGGAAAGACTCCTGATGATAGAGTGCCCAAAAAACTCAAAATATCTTCCTTACAAAGAATTCTCGCAAACGTCAGGTTTGGTAACATTGGAAAAAACTATGCCCCGGATGGTGGTATTTTCAAGGAATGTGCGCTCATGTATCAATCGATTCCAAGAATTTTGCCCCAGGAAATCTCAAGAGCTTCTACCATGTTCCTCAAGAAATTCAAGGTGGTTAATATTGAGAAAACCTTTGATGTGTTTACGACGGCATTATGCCCCAACCGAGGGGTTTCGGCACATGAGATGAAGCTCATGATTTACCTGCTTAGGCGAATCTGTGAGAGTCTTTTAAACAAATTCACTATCGACCAAAACCGTCTTGACTATACAGATGATCACTGCGATTGTCCAAGTTCACATTACCCGGGCGATGATTTTTCCGGGTATTCTAGAAGAATGTGTTTACAACGGCTACATGAATTTTTAGAAAGGCTCGACATGTTTGAGCAGCAACTCAGCATGTATCCATTTAGTCGCTTTTTGAAATAGACGAATAGTCAACATTGTCACAAAAAAAAATATTGTAAAAGCTGCGGCTTTATACGGAAAATTTATAATCATTAAAAAATTGATGGTAAAATATATTATTTTATGATATATAAGGGTAACTTTCAAATGGATTACAGGCATTCTCCACTACCCTTCTGGTTATTAGTGTTTTTGTTGAACACCGATTTTTTTCTTCGTCTCGCTTGTTCTCCGCCAGTCACCTTCAATTATGGATTGATTAAACTGATGATGATAAAAAAAAATCGAAGTTTGCCAATTCCATCCTTTGGAATGTTCATGTTTTTGGTTAATAGCCTATTCATGGGACAGGATAGTCATATAAGAAGACTTCTCCCTGTCCTGAGACAATATGTAGTCTCGCAGTTGGCATGTTCGGACATTCCGGATAACATACCATTCGTGCTTGCGAGTAATTTGAGTCGCATGCCACAATATATGCTGGGTATATTGCAGAATCTGTCTCGGCAGGTTCAAAAGTTTTTACGGTCACCTTCTGAGAAGAATCAGGTACTCTATGCATATATTCAGACAGTGCAGAATATGTTTGACGATACCATATCGTCGCAATTATTGGATCAAATCCTTGAAGCTCTTTCTCAACACGTTGAAAGAAAAAATATTCTATCCGAGATTGAGCTTTTTGCAGCGTATATGGCAATCATTCGTTGTATTTACAGTTATTTGCGGAATGGAAGGAAACGTCGATCATCGTATTTTTGGCGCGATGATGTGACACTTTCATTACCACTGTCTTATAGTGATGAAGATTATGAAGTGAACCCTTCATCCCATCAACAAATCGATTCGCCTAATCTGAATTACTTAGCTAGTCTTATGGGCTTTGTGAAAAATATGTTGAATACCTCTCCATTCTTTCATACAATAAAGAAAGAAATGTATGATCGGCTCTTTTCTATTTTTCCAAATCAGAAAGATGTGGAGATTCTTCTTCTTATTTGCCTAAAGGCTGGGATCTGGATTGGATATGATCCACACGATTTGCATTTGCTTTTTAAAATTCTGAGTTGTGGATCTAATTATGAATTAGAGTTTGGTATGTTTCTGGACCATGACCATGATATCACAAATCCATTTGATGAAGGGATTAATTCCTTCAAGAATCCCAGTTTATTTGAAGCATTATCTGAACAGACCAAAGAAAAACTTCGTGAACTCAGACGACAGCCTTTATAGAAGAATAGATATAGAGTGAATTCATCAAAAATTATAATTTATTAGTTATTTATCAGATTTACTGATTATCATCAGATATTTCCAACACTTCCCGCTTTTTGTAATCAGATAATAAAACTTTTCCTTTGGGAGAAAAGACAGCTCGAACACTTCCTCCATCGGGGCTTCCTTCATGAAGAATCATAATAGAAAGCACTTTTTCGAAACGATTACTAAAAACAACAGATATAGTTCTATTTGGAAGTTTCTCGCAATTAATATCTGCGAAACAAAACAGTACTATGGGAAGTGTAGCATGAAAACTGATGGAACAGGTCCAATATCCGATTAGATTTGGAAGCTCAATGACCAGATTTTCCGTCAAAATTTCATTAGAAGCAGTAATCTGAAACCTCCACACTATTATCTGTCCATTCAATCCGCCTGAAATAAGTATTTTCTTCTTGGGATTTGGATGAAAAGCAATGCGCACGTCCCCTTCATCTTGTGCAAATAGGCATTTCTTGGACAAAACCTCTTTTCCATCCTTACTAATCAGAATCAAGTACACCTTGACGTAGTTATCGGCATAAGCAATCACATGTGCACTACTTACACATGTGATCAACACCTTAGTCACCCTAGAATTTTGGGTCGTCATCAGTTTTTGTAAACATTCTGGACCCACTTCAGTCATCTTCCATATTTTCCAACTTTTATCTCGAGAACCAGATACAATAAGCCCAGAAGAAAGATCTCCACATGCAGAGGTTACATCATTTTCGTGATCCAGTTTGCAAACTAGGCTTAGTTTGCAATTTTCTATTACAAAAATATGTGCATGATTGGTCCCATTACAAACTACAACCATGTTTGCACTCAGCATACTAATATCTGCGATACATCCTGCCATTTTGTGAGTAATGTGTCTTCCATCTGGAACTACTATTATTATCTTACCACTTTCATCCCCCATGATCAAGGTGTTGTGTAAATTGTCATACTTGAATACCCGTGGATGCTGTAACACAATACCAAGCGAGCTTGGTTGAATGCTGAATTTCGTCGGCGGCTCATGGTGATATGAGATTATTTGCATCCGCATCATGAGCCTGCGAAGTACAGGTTGAGGAATGACATTGATCCCTCCTCTATCACCTGCAAATATCCTCTTTACAAGGAATCTTGTAAGTCCAGCCATCGCCAGAATTTGCAGGATATATTTGTGCGTTAGCTCCAAATTTTCCAAATTTTTCATATTTTCCAAATAATTCGGCTGATGAGAATGTTCATCATCAAATCGAATCCTGGCAATTGACCTACATAAAGAGATCGCAAACATTTGGGATATAAATTTTGTTAATGATAAAACCGGTTGAGATAAAAACGGTTGATTCATCGTTTCAATACACTACTACAAAAAAATAATATAGTCATTTTACCATCAATTTTTTTATATATTCAAATCACTTGAAAGTTATGAATCATATATGAAAACTCCAATATATGATTTTCGTGCTCCTATCCGGGTTTGAACCGGAGACCTATGTGGCATAAGCACATCGCTCTACCAACTGAGCTATAGGAGCAAGAAGAGGTTGGATGGAAAAGCCATCCTTTACGTAAAATACATAAAGCATGGGGGCGCTCCCAACAGGGGTCGAACCTGTGACCTTTTGGTTAACAGCCAAACGCTCTAACCAGCTGAGCTATGGAAGCCGAAGAAGTGGATGACGGAGCATCCTTTATATGAAACATATAAAGGATTAATATTTCTAAGATTCTTTTTTTCCAAATTTTACGCACTTTTGTCATATATTTTCCGGTTTCCTTTTTCGTCTATTTCTCCAATTCTCTTTGCCGGATTTCCCACCATAATACTAAATGGCTCCACATTTTTCGTAACAACTGCACCGGATCCAATTAGGGAATGTTTCCCCAGCCGATTGCCACAAACAATTGTGCAATTGGCACCTAAAGTGACCCCATCTTCTAAAATAGTCTCAATATAATGACCTGCTTTACTGTGCATTCCGCGAGGGTTAATGTCATTTGTTAGAACACAAGATGGACCAAAAAATACGTAATCCCCGGCGATAACTCCTGCGTAAATGCTCACATTATTCTGGACTTTGCAATTGTCTCCTAAAACTGCGCCCCCGGCGATAAAAACATTTTGCCCAATATTGCAGTTTTTGCCAATTTTTGCCCCCTTGCAAATATGACTGAAATGCCAGACTTTTGTGCCATCCCCAATTTCCGCTCCTTCATCTATATATGCTGTTTCATGTGCAAAATATGCTCGTGAAGGCAATAATTTAACCTCACAATTTCTGTCTAAACTCTCCTGTAATGCTTTCAAAACTCGTAATACTCGTAAACCTTCCTCTCCATTAGTGATTGGAGCCCGGTTGTTCTCAACCGATTCCTTAAAATGTTCACATTCATTTCGCAAAGGAGTAATAGTATTATCCAATTGGATAACCTCGAATTTATCCTTTACCGGAATAGGAAATTTTCCCTTGAAATCCAAGTATTCGCTGAAATACTTGAGCTTCTCAGTGGGGGCAGTGTCGTCAAATAATATCATGCCTTTCTCACCAATTATGCTCATTTTCTGCTCTTTATAAGGACATAGCCAATTTACATTAATGTTCACATAGACATCTTCGAATTTAAGAATACTATTTGTAATATCCATGACCCCCTTTGTAATAATATCGGTACCACTACATATCACTGATTTGGGACTCTCTCCAATAATACTCAAAATTACGGAAATATCATGAGGTGCAAAACTCCACAGGACATTCTCAGATGTTCTAAAAATACCATGGCTAAGGCGATTTGACACAATATTTTTGACTTTGCCAATCTTCCCGTCTTTCACTAGCTCCTTCATTTTAATAACGGCGGGGTGATAATGTAGTAAATGTCCAACCATTAATATTTTACCCTTTTCCACTGATAATTTCACGAGTTCTTCACCTTCTGCCTCATCTAGGCAAAGTGGTTTTTCGACATATACATGCTTATTTGCGCTAAGTGCTTCTTTAGCAAACCGATAATGCATTTCCGCCGGTAATGCAATGCACACTGAATCTATTTCCGGATTTTCCAAAATAGCCTGCCAGTCTTTGGTAAGCTGAATTGTAGGATATTGTTGCTGGTAGATTGTTAAAGCATCTTCATTAATTTCGCAGATTGTGTGCAGAATTCCACAATTATGGAATTCACGAATAAGATTTTTCCCCCAATATCCGCCTCCAATAACGGCAATATGTACCATTCTAAATAATAAAATATATTTTATTTATAACAATGCTGGATTTCCCAATTCAAATGTATGATCCCAAAAGAGAATATGCTTCCAACAAAGCGAATATTGACCAAGCCATTCAGACTGTTTTAAATCACGGTATTTTTATTAATGGACCCGAAATCAAGGAGCTTGAAACCAAATTAGCTCTATACACTGGGGCAAAATATTGCATTTCTGTATCCAACGGCACGGATGCCCTAAAAATTGCTCTATTGGCTTTAGGAGTCGGAATTGATGATGAAGTGATTACAGTAGCACACACTTGGATTTCATCTGCTGAATGTATTTCAATTATTAATGCTAAACCAGTTTTTATTGATATTGAGCCAATTACATTTAATATTGACCCTGCTAAAATAGAGGCGGCAATTACACCCAGAACCAGGGCGATTATTGCCGTCAGCCTTTATGGGCAAATTCCCAATATGTCCGAAATCAACGAGATTGCGGAAAAACATAAGATTCCAGTTATCGAGGATGCTGCCCAAAGTTTCGGCGCTAAACAGGGCGACAAATTTAGCGGGAATTTATCCACTATTGGAACTACAAGCTTCTTCCCATCAAAACCTCTTGGATGCTACGGAGATGGAGGCGCCTGTTTTACAAATGACGAAGCTTTGGCGAAAAAAATACGGGCGATCAAATCACACGGGGGGCTAGAAAGATTCAAGCACGAATATATTGGACTGAATGGACGCCTGGATACGCTCCAGGCGGCGATTTTATTGGAAAAATTCAAGTATTTCGAGGAAACCGTCGAAAAAAGGAATCGATGTGCCGCCTATTACACCGAAACATTGGAGCCACTTGTGGAAAAAGGGTTTATTCAGACTCCGAGAGTTGTAGATGGCAATAGGAGCGCTTGGGCTCAGTATTCTATTATTATCAATGACAAGTCAACGCGAGATAGTTTAGTTGAATATATGAAGTTATCTCAAGTGAATGTCGCCATTTTTTATCCAACACCGCTTCATACGCAGAAATGTTTTGAAAATTTGGGATATAAATTGGGGGATTTACCGGTGACTGAGGTGACATGCGATACTATATTTAATTTACCATGTTATGCAGAAATTACCCAGGAAGAACAGGATTATATTGTGAATTTGGTGTATAAGTTTTTTTTAATGTGAATAATTCTCAATCAATTTGTAAAAATTATAATAAAATATAATTTTACACAGTAATGGTTCATTTTGCACTAATCCAATTAACAAAAAAACACACCGAAATATTCGGGACATTCTTGGAAATAATTTTGAAAAATAATTGGGATTTAACTATTTATTACAATCTTGATGCTGATGAATACAGTTTTTTACCATATTATATGGATCTTTTCCAGACAAAATTTGAGATAAAATCGACCCATCAGCTTGTTGAAGACAAAGACCGGTTTGATTATTTTATATTTACGAGTAGTTCTGACGAAAATCATATTCCAGAGTGCTTTAAGTCACGCGAGTATGCTGAAAAATCCATATATGTTCAGCATCAAGCTGCTCATATGAAGGATTATATGTATAAAAATATTGTTGTTAGTCCAGTTATAAAATTGACAAATATGCAGACTTATATTTTGCCAATTTACAAAAATTACAAACAAATGCATTATGTGGCGGCGGAAAATCAGCCAATTGTATTTGGAATTATTGGTGGAATTAGAACTTTGAAAAATGGGAAAACATTGGACCGCAATTTAGATCTTGTCAAAGCGATAATTGAGAAATATCCAAATGAAAACTACGAATTTCAATTTTTGATGCGTAAATGGGATTGGATGTGGATATCCAAGAAGTATCCATTTTTAGTGAAAAGTAAAAAGATAAAGGCTTTTTTTGGATTAAACACAAATGATTTAATAGAAAAATTAAGAAGTGTTAAATTTATACTGCCGATTGGGAAACGGGGAGGCTGGTTTTATTGGCAACGACTAACCGGAAGTATACCATTGGCAATAAATTTGAATATACCATTAATTATTGATGAAAAATTGGCGAAAATTTATGGGATGGAAGAATGTTCAATTTTATATAAAGAGAATTTAACGGAAATATTTTTGAATGTTTTGAAAATGGATAATTCAATTTACCATGAATATATATTGAAATCTGTTAGATATAAACGCGAAATTTGTAAGATGAATGAGCGGAATTTAATAGATATCTGCATGCGGGGGGAACTACCGTTCCCCCCTTACCCCCCCATGTAATGTGAACGTTTATGGGGGGAACAGAGAAAAACTCGTAGAGTTTTTCTCTATTGAATCGAATGACATAGTCATTCGATTAAACGGTAGTTCCCCCCTTACATTAATGAATCGCTTGCGATTCATTACCCCCCCTATGTAATGTGAACGCTCATGATTCATAATCCCATGTAATGTGAACTTTCATGATTCATAACCCCATGTAATGTGAACTTTCATGATTCATAACCCCATGTAATATGAACGCTCATGATTCATAACCCCGTCATAATTTTAATTTATTTTATAAATCAAGAATCCAAATTTTGTTGTTTATGAATGAAATAAGATATAATTATATAAATAATTGGGATAATATTTATTATCCAGCACCACCATGATTTCCATGATGTATTTTTAACATAAAATACACTAAACAATAAGCTGCCAATCAATAATATTCCAACAATTCCTCCCAAATACCATGGACGACTCATAAAAAATAGTAAAACAACTAAATAATACAAAACCCAAAATATTTTCATCACTGCGCTATTAATCCATTTCGAAAAATCCCAATCCAAATGTATTCCACTTGGACGACTACACAACCTCTTCTTACTCACATAATTTATCCAATTTATTCCAAATATTCCAATTATTATACCATATATCCAAATAATTGGGATTAATTTTCTCCTATCGATTACTAAATCTCCAAAATAATATGCTCCAATTAGGATTGCAATAGGCTGAATTAGTAGTAGAAGTAATGCACCAATTGTCGCCAAATGATTCATTAGCCCACAAGATTGGTCTTTCCACATAAAATATTCCAGCAATTGCATCAATCCAGCAGAAATAAATACTATTGCTACCCATCTATCATTGGGATAATTGCGATAAATTAGGTATATTGTGGAAATTGCCATAATTGTGAATGTAAGAAATGATGTAGTTGCACTATAACACATATGATATTATAATGATTGAAAAATATATTCTCTGTAATTTTAGTTTTGAAAATAATAAATATTTCGGGGTATTATTCAGGATGTTTATGAGTTTGTTTAGATTCTTTTAACAGATATTGATGAAGACACAATTTTATCATTTTTATAAAAGGTGTCTTCTATTTCTGAATCATTCATTTTATTGGGTAAATTATTTCGACTAATTACTTCAATAAATCTCCCTTCGTATAAATGATACACATTTTTTTCACCGTAAATTACTGGATAACCCACAGGAGTTAAAAGTTTAAGTATTTTATCATCCAAATGAAATTCCATTATTCCAACTTCTCCAATGAAAACGTAATTATTTTTAGAAAAATTAAAAATTGAAGATAAAAAAGATTTTGGTTCTAATTCTAATAAAAGACCATTGTTTTTTATTTTATAATGATCGCTTCTTTTCGATTTACCATTTGAACTACCAATATATATCTTTTTATATTTGTATTCTTTTATAAATATTGTATATGCCCATGTAGTTTTATCTTTTTTTGCATTAGAGTCAGAAGGATGTGATGGAATATCATGATCATCATACGTTTGTCGTGATTTTTTATCCAATGGTAACGTATAAATTGAAGCTGTTTTTTTGTTTTCATTCACATATACTAAATATGGAATATTTACGACGGAAGGATGATAGATAAAATATTTTTTAGAAGAAGATTTTGAGCTTTGTTTTACCCAACGTTTAACTCCTTGGGCTGTGGATTCAATTTTCCATTGGTTACCATCTAAGCCTTTTTTAGTGCTTCCTAGTTTTTCCGCATGTGCGCAAAACCCCAATCCTTTTGGAGAGGGCTCTATCCCTTTGTATGATTTTTTTGGGTCATTTTTACAAATTGGCATATAATATTATAGAAGAATAATATTATATTGGAATTATATATGCAACATTTTGGTGGTAAGGATTCAAAACGCCATTTTACGGTTGTTATGGAAGGCAAAGAGCATGGACTTTATGTATCTTCAACTCCATCTTCTGCTGCCAAAAAAGCAGTAACAAAACTCTGCGCCGCCAACAAGAGCAAAAAAGTGGAATTTTCTATTCGTGAAATAACCCAAGGTTCCAAAAAGAAGACTTATGGACCTTATTTAGGTGAAATGAAAAAACTGGCAAAACCAATTGAACTTAAAGAGCGCGTTATAAGATATACTCCAGAAGTTCATTTGAATAAGAAAAAATCTGCAACAAAAAATCTTAAAAAAATCAGTGGGGGAAAAATTATTGAAGATGGAGCATTAAGTGAAGAAGATTTTATTATTAATCAAGATATAGCTACAAATACTCATAGTCAAGATGGTAGAGGTTCTCATATTTATTCAATTACATCACATAATTTTAATAAGATACCAAATCAAATAGTAAGATTAAAATATGATAATCCTCAAAAACCATATATATTTTTTGGTAAAAAAATATGCGGAAACCAATTGCATACAACTAATACATTTGAAACCCATACTGAAATTTTATATCATATAAGTAAACCATTTGTATATTACCAATATGTTGTATATCTAAAAAGAGAATTTTTATCTAGAAAAGTAAAATTTTCCAAAATAGAAATTATAAAAAATATAGACAATAGTTATACTTATACTATTGTTGAAATACCAGACATACCAAGAGAAGAATTACTAGTTTTAAAGACTTTTCTAGAAAATCAACAAACAAATGAGTCTTTAAGAAAAATAAAAGATATGGTTGATAAAAAATTAGCAAATTAAAAAAATAAAATTATTATTTTTTATAAAAAAATTTATTCACGCAATTATCTCGTATTTTTAAATTTTACAATACTAAGTTGTATATATCCTTTTAATTTATCAGATAAATACTTTCGAATATAATAGTTCATTTTATTAATTTTTTCTAGTAATTTATTTATAAGATTTATGGTAAGTTTTGTGCAACAAAATGCATATATTTGTAAGTTATTATTTGGATTTTTATAATCATCATATACAATTTGTAAATTATAACCTTTTGTGCATGGTTTATCTTTATCTAAATCATGAACGCATCCATAACCTAAAAATTTACCGAATTTTATATCATTCTGTTTATTATTTTTATCAAAAAATTCAATATTTTGTGGATCAATTACATTTTAAATAAAATAATCTGTATCTTCATTCTGATTATCGTATTTTTTATATTTTAGTTTATATTTAATTAAAATATTTTCAAGTTTATAGCTTTTTGTAGGTTCAATTGTTATATAGCAACCTTTTTTAATTTTTTTATAAGTAAAATATATATTAAGTGCGTCTCCACTCAATATTAATTTTGATAACTCCAATTTATTCACAGCATTATATAATTTTTTATCCATTATTATATAATAATATAAAATATCATATCATCAATTTATCCCCAATTTCTCGAAAAAAGTGTCCATTATAAGAATTTTGTCAAAGATTTATCACTTATTCCCAATATATTGCAGCAATAATACTTGCATATTGGATTAGAATTATTCATTTATTTTCCAGCGATAGCCATTATGAATATTTCCATTTTCTGAGAACTTACTCAAAGTTAGCATAGACATCTGAAATTTATTTATAACTTCGTTTTTAGAATTATAAGTGTTAATTATTTCATTTGTTCTTGGGCATATTTGGCTGACTGTTTTACTTTTTACAGATACATATTTTTCTGGAAGTTTGTTATGCAGTAAATATTCATTCTGCATTTCAATTGGACATTCGTCAAAATATTTCCAATAATGTCCTGATGAAATAGAATATTGTTTAATTGCTCTTGTAAAACTATTAGATTTCAAATTTCTTGAAGCCACTGCTTCTTTTTGAGTTGAAAAAACATTTAATATTTTTGTTTTTTTAATATCAATCATTGCAATATATTTTATTAAAGGCGATTTACAATTATTATCAACTGTTTCAGGTATTTCAGCCGGTGGTTCTTCATTTCTATTTACAAATATCCATCTATAATTTTTATAGATTGTATTATTCTTTATTGCATTCTTTAATGAACTCATGAAAATATCACTATTAATTCTTATTAATTCTTTTGGAGACTCATATATGTTAATTGGATCTTTTAAATTATTTATATCATATTGATATACTTTTGGAACTCTTATTCCATTATTTATTTTCCTTATTTCAAAATTATATGAATAATTTGATTCCTGATCAGGTTGCTCTTGTTGTTCATCTTGTTCTACTGGTTCTCCATTTTCTATTGTATCAGTTCCTATTTTTTCTACTTCTATTTTCTTTAATTCTAATTCATTTTTTTTAATTTCAGCTTCAAGTTCTTTTTGTTTTAATTTATATTCATTAATTTTCAATTCTATTAAATTGTTTTCTGACTTTTTTTCTTCAATTTTTAATCTTAAATTTTCCAATTCAATAGTATCAATATCAAATTTCTTTTTATCTTCATTCAAAATATTAATAATATAGTTGCATTGTTCTTCAGTTGTTAAATAAGTTTCATTTGATATTGTGCCATCCTTTTTTGTAAATTCATAATAAAACTGTTTAATATAAGGATGATTATGCAAATATTTTTCATATTTGCGATAATTATTTACTTCAATAATATCTAAAATATTTGGTTCAATATTTTCAAATTGATTATTCAAATTATATATTCTTTCCTTAATATTTTGAGTAGATCCAATTTTTATAATAAATTTTTCATCAATATTCTTAAATTTGCATATGTATATTACATTCTTGTTGTGAAATGCTTTGATAAAAGTGCGATTATTTATTATATTTTGGTTATTTTCCAATAATTTTTTATCGACTTCTTTTTCTTCATTTAATTTATACATTCCAGTTATTCTGATTTCTTTTATAACTTTCACTATCCAATTTTGAAATTTTGCTGCAATATCTTTTCTAGATCTACCTAAAAGTTTATATAGACCAAGTTCTGTTAAAAAAATAACTTCTTGTAATCCTCCATTTGTTTTTATTTGACATAAAACTTTATGCTCATCCGTAAAATCATCTATGTGAGAACGAAAGCTTTTTATTCCAAGTAAATCGCAAATTTGACTTGCTTGAAATAATGGGTCTTCAATAGTTCCTTGAATATTAATAAGGTGTTCCCTATCATTCAGATTAAAAGCTTTTAATATATCCATTTTGTGTATAATGTATATAAGGAAGTTTTCTTTAAATTAAAAACAAGTATTTCTAATTTACTTTAGCAAAACTTGAAATATATAAGGGCGTTGATACTATCAACGCCCTTTTTAGGATGGCGTTGATATTTTATATCATCAATTTATCCCCAATTTCTCGAAAAAAGTGTCCATTATAAGGAATATTCTTTTTGATTGATTTTGTCAAAGATTTATCACTTATTCCCAATATATTGCAGCAATAATATTTGCACAAAAATATATGAATTAGGTTTTCATTTTCGTCATATTGCCCAATTCCATTTCTATATAATACTGGATATCCATTATTAGATGCTTCAAAACTATTCCGCAATTCTTCACTACAATTATCATACAATGTATAATAATGTCCCTTTGTTATAGTGAATTTTTTGACTGGATTATCTAATGCACTAATTGATTCATAATTATTCAGTTGAGCCGCAGTTTTCCTATCAATATATACAGCCAATATTTCTGATTTTTCTTGATTAAGTTTTGCAATGTATCCAATATTTTTCTGAATTGATGGTCTTGTTGGAACTATATTATGAACAATCGATGGATCTAGACTTCTATCAATAAATAACCAGCGATAATTGCAATACACGCGATTTTCAACGATGGCTTTATTCAATGAAGGGCGCTTAATATTGGAATTTTCGCGCATTACTTCGGCAACATTTTCATATACCTTAATTAATTCCAGAGTTTCAGGATTAATTTTTTGAAGGCGTGGTCCCAAATTCACGAGAGGTTCATTAAATGCAGTTGTTATTCTTGCCTGTGGTCGATTCATTTTCTCGAGTATTTCTTTATTCATTTTTTCAACCGAATCAATCTTATTGGATAATTGTTTGACAGCTTTTAAAAGTTCTTTGACGAAAATATTTTCATTATTTGTCTCTTTCATTTCAAGCATCATCTTCAAATTCTCATTCTCGAGCTGCAATTCAGCATTATTACTATTGAAATACTTTAAATTATTGTTAATTATATTCAATAGCATTTTATAGGATAAATCTTTTCCAATCAAAAAAAGTTCATTTTCATTTTCGTGATGTGGAAGATTAGTAACTTTGTTCAGGCGGACATTTTCATGATTGTGAATAAAAGATTCGAAATCTTTACTGCGAGTAACTGCAAAACAATCCAATAAAAGGCATTCTTCATATTTGTGCTTATGCTCGGCATATCGACCTGTAATTCCTCTGCGACTTTCACCCAATTTAATAATATATCTTCCACTTTCCAATGTTTTAACACGAATAATATATACAAGTGGTCCTGATGTGGCATATTCATCTAATAATATTTTTTCTCTATCTAGAACCTTTTGTTTCAATAATTTCTCTTCATATTCCTTCTGCTTCTTATCTTCAATTTGTAACATTTGGGTTTTCAATTCAGAGGTTTCTTCTTCAAGTATTTGATATAATATTTCTTCCAATTTGATAAAATAATCATGGATTTCATCAGCTCTTTTTGTTCCGGCTTTCAAGCATAATTTCTTAAATGTTATGATATTTAACATAATTTTTTCTTTATTGTGACCTCCTCTCGATTTTTTTGATTTATCATCATTTGTAATATTCTCTTCTTCTTCTTCAATTTCCATCATATTTTCTGAATCAAATATTTGCTGTTGAAGCTTCGGTAGCATACATCTGTAATCTTTTTCAATTTTGAAATTTTTTTCTAAATTAAATTTTGCATTTCCTTTAGTTGTAAAGCCAAGCCATTTCCAAATATCATCTACATCAATAACAAAATCATTTACTTTATCATATTTCAGATAACAGTAAAAACTTGATAGAAACATTTGCTGTTCATAATCAGAAAAGTTCGTTTGCAGTTTTTCAATCAGTTTTGATTGATAGGTTTGATTGAATCGAGCAATGGGGTTGCTCTCAATCAGGCGGACAATATCTACGCTCATACTCATTATAAGCTAGATTTCTTTAAATTGCTTTTTGCTTATATAAAAATTATTTAAAATTATAATCAATTTTTTATTTTTATAAAAATTTTTAAAATATATTTTTATTAGTTAAAATTATTTATCAGAATTTATAGATAATAACTTTGATACCGAAGCTTCGGTAGCAAAATATAATAAAAATAAAATATTGCAAATAATATATTTTCAGAAAATTGAAATTATTAATATTATTAATTAATTATCAATAATATTTTAATATTTTTATATTTTAATATTTTTATTTATATTATTTTTACCAATGATTTATTTTTAAATAAGTTTATAAATTTTATATCAGATTATTGATGAATATTTATGTATTTAAAATAATATATTTTCATAAAATTTATATTATTAATATTACTGGTCAGTTCAAATGACTAAGTCATTTGAACTCAAGAGATTAAAAACTCTTTGAGTTTTTAATCTGTTCATTTATCATAATTATTTAAAATGATATATATAACATTTTCATCAGAACATATTTTTTAAATATTTTTATAAATTTTATATCAATAATACTGATAAATAATCTTGCTCTTGCGACCACAAGAGCAAGATTATTGATGAATACTTTTCTATTTTACCCTATTTTTTATCAAAAATGTGTAAAATTCGAATATTACTGTTCAGTTCAAATGACTAAGTCATTTGAACTCAAGAGATTAAAAACTCAAAGAGTTTTTAATCTGTTCATTTACCATAATTATTTAAAATGATATTTAAAACATTTTTTATCAGAATGTATTTTTAAAATAATTTTATAAAATTTATAACAGTATTTATGATGAATATGTTTGCTTATGAACCTTCAGAAGCAAATACATTGATGAATACTTTTCTATTTTACCCTATTTTTTATAAAAAATGTGCAAAATTCTAATATTACTGTTCATTCATCAATAAGTTTTATATTTTTTGGTATAAAAACATAAAAAATATGCATTTTTTATATTTAAAATTTTCATCAGTATTAACTGTTTAATTTGAATAGGCGAGTCCTCCCATACCGCTCATCACGCGGAGCACATTATAATTGGTCGCGTAGACGCGGATCTTTGATGAAATAGAGGTCTTTGGAGTAACCTGGAGCTGAAGAGTAGCATTGTCAATACGAGAGAAGTTGCACGTGCCCGAGGGTTGGTGCTGTTCAGGTTGAAGAGCAAAGGAGTACACGTTGATACCAGTGGCGGGGATGTTGGTGTGGCACTGGTAGGGCTGGACAAGGTTGAAGTAAGATCCAAGACGCTCGGAGAAACGATCGTGACCGTTGAGCTGAAGCTTGGCACGAACAACGGGGTTACGACCGGCGCGCTGGGGAGCAAGACCGGCGTGGTCAGCACCACCGGCAGCCTCGTTGTAATCGGAGAAGTTGACGGGGGCGTTGTTGTTGGTTCCGGCACCACCACCCTGGGGAAGCTGGCTGACACCGACTTCGGGGGTAGTCTGCCAAGCCTCACCCTGGGGACCGTAGATCTTGTCGACGAGCTGGGCAGGGAAGCTGACAGCGGAATAACCGGACTCAACGTTGGTACGAAGAGCGGCATAGGGGTCAAGGAGACCGTTGGACTGAATCTTGCCGTGAGTATCGTTGTCGAAGTCATCAGTGTAGTTGTTCCACTGGTTCATTCCGAGCTGGATAACGGAGTCACGCTGAATAACCCAGATGAGTTCCTTAACGGGGTGGTTAAAGTTCAGTTTGACCTTAATATTCTGGGATGTGATTGACTCATCACCAGTAAATTGGAGCTGCTCAATAAGGTACTCGTGAGAGACCTGAGCGAAACGCCTACGCTCATCAGTGTCGAGGTAAATGTAGTCGACATAGAGAGAAGCAGCCTCAAGAGAGGGAACGCAGAAGAGAGAATCGGACTTGGAGTCGATGTTGATTCCGCAGTTTCCGAGAGTATCAGCAGTGACGTAGCACTCGTTCTTCTGCCTGAACTCAAGAATAACTTTGACCTCGTGGTATTGCACCTTAAATACCCCACCTTTCGGTGTATTTACATACAGAAGCCGAGGTTTAATACCTCTGTATGTTTTCGGGAGTGGACTATATCTTAAGCCTTTTATAAATAAAAAACCCATTACCATTTAGTCTCTGAACCTTTCCCATAGTTTTATAAACCTTAGGGACTTGGCTGCTGATTGCCCATTTCAGAAAAATCCTAAGATCTTCCCTCATTCGATTGCACTTTTACCATACCTGAGTTTTTTCTCAGCCGGGAAAAATTTTCATTGATCCGTTGGTAGCATATCGATTTTAGGGGTTTCCAGCAATTTGGAAATGTCGCACGAATTATCGCACTAACACCTGCGGTAGTTTTATGTTAGAACCGCTAACCTATTTTCCCTTTCTTTATTCTAAATTTCAGAAAGGAGTGGTGTTTTTCAGCCCAGCATTTTAGGCAATCAGAGGAAGAGACAGACCGGGGTTCCTGCAGAACCAGAACTGAAAGGGAACATAGAGAGTAGTTGCCTCAGCCTTCTCGAGGGCAGTACCAGTAAGAGCGAAGGTATTGCCAACCATATTATCATAACCTATCTGGTGTCCGGGCTCTTGGGTAAGCTCGTTCCAGATATTCAGCCAATCACCGTAGTGCTTATCAATGCGCTGACCACCGATCTCGATCTCGACGTTGCGGATGAGAATGTGTCCGATGTAGTTGACCCAACGAAAGCAGAAAGATTTATCAGCAGTGGTAGCGGTGGGACACTCAACAAGGGGAAGAGTAACCTGAAGGTAAACACGGTTAATAAGATCACCATTACGAGAAATGGTGCAAGTAACACGCTTGCCGAAGTCGGCAGTTCCGTTAAAAGTTTGCTCAATAGATTCAATAGAGAAGTTGGTGTGACGGCGGTAAACAACCTTAAAGAAAGTAATTTGGGGATTTCCAGTTAGGTAGACATCCTGTGCGCCATAGGCGACGAGTTGCATAAGTCCTCCAGACATTTATAATCTTAACTAAGAAAAAAATTTTTTCAGAAACGCATTTAATTTCTGAAAAATTAAATAACTCTAAAGCTTTAAGTATTGGGAAAAATTGTTGAAGATATTTGCGAAATATTTTTAACAGTCATATTTTTAAAAAATAGCCTACTCACTCTTTTCGATGCTTTCTTTTCGCACCAATTTTTTAATGTATTCATTTTGCTCAGTTTCGCCAAATTTCATATACTTCCGAATTTTCTTCTCATTTTTAATAATTTTTAAAAAAACGCGGAAATAATCCCCCAATATTTTCAGTAAAACCTCATTCCAATATGTATCATCTTTTTCCACGTGGTTAATCTTCATTGTCCCACCGCTATTCTGTAAAAACTCCACCAATTCCGCTTTAGGCAATCCATATACGTGCAAATATGTCTGCACTTGCAGCCACTCATACTCTCTGACTTCATCGAATAATTTATAAATTCGATTCTTTATTTCAATCACTGTGCCGTCCATTTTCATCCCATCCAATTTACTAATCGCCCACAATTCACCCCCATCTATTGTAAGGATTTTCTTACTGCGTTGATCTATTTTAGTAATTACTTCCACGCCATATTTCTCTTTATAAAAATCGATTGCATTAATTTCCCGGATTGTTCCAAATCTCTTGTTCGTATACCCTTCCACTATTTTGCGAACCTCTTTTTTGTCTTCTTCTGCCAATCCACTAGAGGTTTCCAATGTTTTTATTAAAACTTCGCGGTCTTTCTGCATCATTTCGGGGGAATTACTATTATTGCATATTGTGTCTATCTGGTTCAATAATTTCTTATTCTCTATTTTCTCCCCAATTTTCTGTATCTTTTCACTATCTCCGACTGTTTTTCCTACTTTATAGTATTTTTCATACAATGAATTGAATATACGACTCGCTGGAATGTGTGGATTCTTTCCAATAAATGCTGCAAGATTGCTACTGTATAAAAATATTTTTTGGCTCATTTGTTATTGTATATTATTTTATATTTAAATTAAATATAAAATTATCTAAATTATATTATGGTAAATAATTCATCTAAAAGCCGCTTTATAAAAAAACTTAAATGTCGCCAAGAAGTAAAATATTCTGGAGTTACATTAAATAATGATTCATATTTATCTGGTTCAAAAATAATGAATGATTGCACAATTGGAAAATATCAAGAATTTGCAGTAGATTTTCCTCCAACAACTGCAAATCAAGCTTCTTTTAGTGGTGTTTGTGATAAAGAATTTGTTTATTGGGCGTGGGAAGTCGGCTCTAAAGAATTAGAAAGTTACTTAAAATCTGGCACAAATTGGGAAGGATGGGGTATTTATTTTAATTTATTAAATTCTAATGAAATGATTCTTATAAAACAATCAAGAGAAACAGGAAAAATAGTTCTTGCTAAAAGATTAGGAGATATAACTGGAATACCAACAACTAATCCTGAAAAATATGAAACAACTGGTGATGATATATGTAGAGGACCATTTGCATTATATAATAATCATTTATATACATGCGGGCAAGGAGAAAGATACCCATCAATTTTAAAAATAAGATGCGATGATTTCAAATTAATTTGGAGAACTGTAGTTACTGAAGGTAATGAATATATTGATATTCCTGGACAACCATCATTATCAGTTGCTGGATTACTTATGAGACAAATTATAGTTATTCCTCCAAATAAACACAGAAATTTTCCACTTGTTATTGCAAGTTCTGTATCAGCATTATCTTACTGCACAATTTCAACTGAAACCTTATTCAAATTATTTAATTATTATAATGGTTCCGGTAAAGTTTATGGATATAAAGATAATGGGACTACAGTTGAATATTTGTGGGATTATTCTAGCGCTGCAAATCCTCATAAAGAAGGTGAAAAATTAAGTTCTGCTTCTTTTGGAAATAATATTGATGAAATAGAATTATATTATCCATTAACTCAAGGCTATTTATTCCAAAATGGTGACCTAATAAAAGGAATCGAAAAAACGGCTGGTACTTTTAATTTATTAACTGGTAGTTTTACTGAAGATAAATCATGGGAATATGGAAAATTTACATTTATGCCCAATACTATATTTGATGACAACAAATCATATGATTGTGTAATTCAAAATGGTTCAAGAAGAGGAAAAAAAATTTCTGTTCCCGGAAGTAATTTATATATACGAGCAACAACAACTGAAACACAACAGTATCAGCCAGTTGTTAAAACTTTATATCGTTCTCAGATTGGAGTTAAAGTTTTAGATAAATTTGAAGCTTATGAACTAACACATCGTTGTGGCGGTGTATACTTTAACTTTTGTTATGAAGAGGAAAAAGATATTATAATTTTTGGTACAGGAAATTTTCTACATGTGCCATATAATATTATTAATGATAATTATAAAAAATTAAATGGTAGCAATCCAGACCCATATATTTCTAATAATCCATTAGTAGAAGGAGAGACAAATGCAAGAAAAAAGACTGGAATTTATCAAAAATTACCAGATGTTATTAACGAAGAAGTAGTCAAACAAACAAGATCAAGGCAATTTAAATATTGGGATGATTGCATAAAATTGAGAGATACTGCAAATTATGGTACCGATTTTAATAGGTCATTTTTTGATAGTTGTATTGGCTTAAAATGTAGTGATGGAAGTGTTCAATTTGCGCTTCAAACAAATCGGATTGATTGTGTCGATCATTCTATTACAATTGGTAAATCTAAAGCTAAAAATAGTATATTTTATCCAAATGGAAATAATCAGGATGTAACAGGTGGTACTATTGCTGAATTTAAAAATTATAAAATTGGGAATAAGACTATTTCTGGAAAATATTTATTGGTTGTTTCAAAAGCAAGATTATTGATTTTTGATTATTATAAATTATTCAATAAAATAAAAGGTGTTAACCCCAAATCAAAAGCATATTCTGAAGGAATTATATCTAATACAGCTTTTAAAGATGCGTTAATATGGGAACAAAAAGAAGGTTCAACTGACCAAATTGGATGTCTTAGATGTTTTGCATTTGATGGAAAAACACTTATTAAAAAATCAACAGGAAATAATCAAGATGATTTTTCAAAAGAAGAATTCCCTTGTGAAGTTTATGAACAAGGACTTGAAATTAATGGTTTATTAGTTTCCCCAGGTATTCCAAATATGGCTTCTTTTATGGTAGCCTATAATATTCCAAAGATTATTCTTTGCAGACCAGCATCTTATAGAAATGCTTTATCATGGGCATTTTCAAATGATAAAATATTTGGAGCAGGTGAATCTGGTACAATTGGCATGTATGGGGATTACTCTTTTTTCGGTACTAAATCTGGATATGGTTATATATTTAAAACTAAAGATGGAGAACTTAAAAAAATATTATATAATAACGAAGGTTTCCCAACTTGTCCAGTTATTGCAGATGGAATAATGTATGGATATGGCGGTAATAATAAATGGACTCCTGCATCAGTTAGTACATATGTATTTGCATCTAAAATTTATATGTGGTCTCCTTGCGGAAAATAAATTATTTACCCAATATATTTTCTATTTTATAAAAAAATGGAAAATAATTTATAACTCATTTTATATTTAAGTTCTCAATCTCTAAATTCGATTCAATAAATTTCTTTAAATAGTCGTCTAAGAATACTTCCTTCGTATAATTCGCTTTTTCCAGAGATTTCTTGAATTCAAATTTCCCTTCTGCCATCATTTTCACACTCCACCCCGTTTTTAATGCATTATATATGAATATCATTTTCTGCAATTCCAGTGCATCCATTTATTAAAAATAACTTAAAAAAAAGTGAATATAAACTAATATGTTTAAACAGAAAAATAAGAAAATCATTCAATGCGATTCCCGGATCACTCTAGATGCTAAACATAATGAAATTATTAAAAATTTCAAGGAAGAGCAGAAAAATATAAAAAAATATTATCTAGAGTTAAAATCAGAAGAAGAAAAATTGGACAAAATACAAAAAGATAATAGTATTGCATTAAATCCAGAAGATTTGACGACAATCTTCTCAATTCAAAACAATATCGATGAATTGAAGGAAAAAATAAAAAATATAGAGCTGCAATCTAAAGAGACTGACTACTTTATCAAAACCGGGAATATTCTTTATGAGTATTACAATGAGATGGATGATGTTGCAAAACAAGAAGATGACTCTCCCCCTCCCAAAAAAAAAGAGAAGAAGGATAAAAAGAAAGTCGCAATTGGAGAGAATGAGCCCAAGATTGGAGCTTTTTTTGGAATTCCTGTCAAGCAGGATGAAGTTGAGGAAAATAATGAGGGTAAGAGAGTTTTGAAGATGAATGATTTTGTGCAAATGGGCACAAATATTGACAGAGCCTCTAAATTAGATGCATACCTCTCTAAAATTGACAAATCCTATGGTATTCGAGGGAAACTCCATACTAAAATCGACTTTTGCAAAAAATGTAAAGTGACTTACAACAAAGATTATGAGCTGATTGTGAATCATATTGAGGGATTTATGAGTTGTCTAAAATGTGGGCATATGGAATATGTCATCATTGAATCTGACAAGCCAAACTACAAGGACCCTCCCCCTGAGGCTACCTATTTTGCATATAAACGCACCAACCATTTGAATGAAATTCTGAATCAGATTCAAGCCAAGGAATCAACTGATATCCCGGATGAGGTATTGGATGCAGTCCGCGAAGAGATCAGGAAAGAGCGTATCAAAGATTTGACGGAATTAGCAAATAAGAAAATCCGGTATTATTTGCGAAAATTAAATCTGAATAAATATTATGAGCATATCGCGCATATTATCAACCGTTTGAACGGATTACCACCGCCAATTATTACAAAGGACATAGAGGATAAAATCCGGATTATGTTTTCGGCGGTGAATAGTGCGTGGGGCGAAATTCCGAAGAAACCGAAGAAGAACTTTTTGAATTACAACTATGTTCTATACAAATTTGTGGAATTACTGGACAGAGATGAATACAAGGTTCTGTTTCCATTGTTGAAGAGCCGGGACAAAATTGTTTCACATGATGTGGTTTGGAAGGAAATTTGTGAGAAATTGGGCTGGGAGTTTTTGCGGACCATCTAAGGGGGGGGGGGAAAGCGCACTCCCTCCTAAATATTAGTATCTCTTATTATAAAATGTTTATTCATTTTTTTAGGATGAAAATATTGATTAACAATATTTATTACTTCTTCAATATTAAATTCTTTACAAGAAAACAAATCTATGTATGCATCACCTGAAACATCCATAAAATGTCCTGTTATATTACTAGTATGTATAAATTGAGTAACACAATATCCAAATAATGATTTGTTACCAGATTGCAAATTTTCTATTTTTAAATCACCTAATTTTTTCATTTTACAACATTTTATTAATGCGTTTATAAATTTTTTAATATTATTTATATTACTAATCTCTTCTTTATTACAATTTGAACAATCTATCATTAAATGATAACCCCAATATTTTTTCATTATATTATATATCTATTTTTTATATTCTTGAAGATTTTTTGAATTACAACTATGTTCTATACAAATACGTAGAATTATTGGATAGAGATGAATATAAGGTTTTGTTTCCATTGTTGAAGAGCCGGGATAAGATTGTGTCGCATGATGTGGTTTGGAAGGAAATTTGTGAGAAATTGGGCTGGGAGTTTTTGCGGACAATTTAGGGGGGGGGGAGCGCGCTTCATCCCTTGCACTAACTGGAAGATTATAAAATTTTTTGCAAACAGATATCAACAAAAATCATCATCAGATGTAATTCCTCTCCAAAAAGTAGATGCATCAATCGGACCATCCTTGCCAAAAATAAGGCATTCATATGGCACATCAACAAAAATGATGACTGTTCCAACTTCATTGACAATTCCAATCTTTGATTTTTTCATTGTCAGATAATACGAATAAAGCCTCTTAAGATCGATGCCAATTGCACATTCATACTTTTCACGATTTTTTGCATTTTCGACAACTTTGTGAGTTACGAGTGTTTTAATCTTATCAGATGCACATACATAACCAGCCGGATGTAATTCACAAAACCCCAATGTGTGCAAATTTCGACCCATCCCACATAGCCATCCACCTTCTTTTGGAAGATCTCCAAGCTTGCGTTTTTGGTTTTTTCTTGGTCTGCAAACTAATTGATCAGACACAGGAACAATTAATTCTTTATTGGAGATTAATTGACCAGTACTGGATTTTGTCATGTGTGTAAGATAATTACAAGAATCAGGTATCTCAGTGAAAACTTCATAAGGTACAGTGTCTTGCAGCCCCTGTAATGCATAGAAACGATTAACACCATCTTTGACAATTCTGCCAAAACGGAGATGTGATGGGTTTTGACTTTCTACCAATTTCACCATGAATTCATCGGTAACCTGCCAATCTTTTGGATTCAAATGTCCGACCTTCCTTGGAAAAGTGCCACCCTGGTTTGACATACGTTCTTGCCATAACTTTATGTCATTTGCCGAATATGTTTGTCGCTTGCCAAGTGAAAATGCTAGCGGACATCGCAAAAGAACCAAAACATCTTCTACCACCTCATCCCCACTCTTGCGGTATCTTCCATACAATTTTTTATCTGTTTTGATGCATTTAATAACAACAAAAAGCAGAAGCAAAAGCGGAAGCAGAAGCAGAAGTGCATTCGAAAGCGAAAGCGAAAATGAAAGCGAAAATGAAAGCGAAAGCATTTAATTTTGCACATTTCTGGTAGAATTTGATTTTTTAACCCATCAATTTTTTTTATGGGTTAAAAATCAAATAATTCAACTATTAAAATTAAATATTATATATTTTTATAAATTGAGCGAAGAACTATTTATATCCTTAATAGATGTGCAAACATTCGAGCAACTCTTGCTAAAATCAATAGCGAGACCGATTCAAGGCAAATACTCATTTGTAACACAACAACTGAGTCAATACTTGCGTGGTAAATTTTAGAACCACCTGTAATTAACTCATGTTGACAAAAATGAACTTCTGTGCGCGGTGACCTAAAGTCAAGTGGTAATCCGCCAAAATGTGGTCCACTTAAATGACCATTGTAGTATTTCAGCTGCTCATTTAAAATTTTGCACTCAAGCTCAGTAGTTGTCCCATCGTTGTGAACAAAAAATAGTCGCAAATCTGGATCAAAATTCCATCCATATTGCAGAACATCCCATGATTTCTGTAAAAACGCAACTACCATCTTTCCGTTCAAAGTATAGACAGTCATTGTTGGTCCCTTCTTATCACAGAGTTCGTGAAATTTTGAATCTGAAAATCCATGCCGAGCAGTGTCAAACAGTGGCTTGAATACTCTTGGCTTGAAATAGCCAAGATTATGCATTGTAATGAGAAACTGATGACGACTTAGAGGCTGAGAGTTGGTCCACCATTTTTGCATTTGATAATGATTAGAGCACCCAGCCTCATACAAGTAATGACGAAGCACATGTTTTAGTAATATAATCTTCGCAGCTTTGTATTGCCTGTGAGTAATATATGGATGCGGAATGAACCCAAAAAGCCGGATGATCAGGAAGACCGGAAAGAAAATTGGGACTCTGAATCCTAATTCGTGGCGAAGTTTTAGCGCCAAAAATTGGACAAGTTGCTGATTTATACGTTGTGAATTCCGTGGAGGCATTGTATCAGCGGGGACTTCGTAAAAATTGCATAAAAAAAATGCATCAATTTTTTTATAGATTATGGACCATTCGGCGGGAACGCGCTTCCTCCCCCCCTCCCTCTATGGAGTTTCACTGCCGCGCTTTATAAGCAATAAAAATGGCTGCCCCTCAAATTCCTGTGGAATAATTATGTATTCCTTCTCATAAATTGGGATCTGATCTTTCGGTATTTTCGGGATATTCTCATACCAAAGTGTCGTTCTAACGAATGTAGATATGGGATACTGGATGAGATCATACTTCTTGTAGTACTCTATCCATGCACTATTCACATTTCTATTCACAACAAACTCGCACGTTGTTTCACTAAAGGGAAGACAACATTTCTCATCACTTAATAAATCCTTGCATCTTACCATTAATCTAATAATAGATTATTTTTTCAGAGATAGTAGAGAAGGTGGGGGAGTAACTCCCGGCTTCGCCTGTAGTATTAAATACGGAACGCCGTAGAATTCCCTTGGGTATATATTGAAGAATTCCGCATAAATTGGTATTTTATCCGCGGGGATTTTATCAATCGTGTTGAACCAATTTGCCCCAGTTGCGAAAAGACGGTATTCCAATAAATCGTATTTCGTGTAATATTCTTTCCAGGCTGCTTCTACGTTTAATTGGGTTATTGCCCAGCACCTTTGGGGGGTATATCCCAGACAACGGGTTGTCGTTTCTGCTAAATTTGTGTATTGAACCATAATATTATAATAGAAGATTATATTTTATCCCGTTGTTTTAGAAGCAAATAAGGAACTCCCTGAAATTCCTGACGCAATACTACATATTTAACTTCATATGCCGGGATTTCATCCTCTTTTATTTTTTTGATTGGATTATCAAAGTAGTTTCCCGCAATTGGAACTTGTACAATGTCATGTACTTTGTAGAACTCTCTAGTATGAGCATTTAGGTTACATTGCGTAATATTTTCGCAACAATTGCAATATTGAACCATATAATCTATTTAATATTTTATTTCTGGTTATATGTTATATGAAGCAGGAGAAAGAAGAAGACCTTTTCAATAGTTCATTCAGAGAATCCATCTATTACATTTTAAAGAACCTCGAATTTTATACAATTGTTAAATTTGTAAATAAGAATCCCATATCTCTAAAAACGGAGTATTCATCAAAGAATCTACAGGAAATCCTAGAAAAAGGCGCAGAACTATCGAAAAAGAATGGGCTATTGTTTATAAATGACACAATTTTTTCCTAAATTATAATATGAAATATGATATTATAATTGTCGGCTGTGGTATTTCCTCTTTGTATTATCTGTACAAATTGCAAAAAATGAATTCCAGTGCGAAAATCGCCATATTAGAGAAAAGACCCTATTACGGAGGTAGAATTCACTCCGTCAAAATTGGAGACGATATTATCGACAGTGGCGCACTTCGGTTTAATGGAAATCATAAGCATCTTGTCCAATTATTAGATGAACTAAAAATCACTAACTACGAAAAATTGGTGTCCAAAAAATCGGTGACATTATCCAAACCATTGCGCGAAAAATGGGCGACCTTTTTGCGCAAAACATCTCACAAAAAATACGCGGACTACCCTTTCTCATCCGTCGCTAAACTATTTTTTACAAAAGACGACTATGCCACTTTAAAATTATGGTTTGGTTATGATGAAGAATGGGAGCACGCCCAATGCTACCATCTTTCTAAAACTATGCTTTCCAATTACGACGCAGAAGAATATTATTATTTCCCCGAGGGGTATTCCATTGTGCCAGATGCGGTCTATGCCGCCGTCAAAGACAATAAAAATTACCACTTCCATTTCGGCAAAAAAGTCGTAAAAATAGCGGACCCAAATAATATTTATACGGCGGACAATGCTCACTTTACGGCGGACCATATTATATTCGCCTGTCCGCCTCATTATATATCGAATATCCAGGGGACCGAAGAATTGGCGCCCTTGATTGGATGTGTTGGCTGGATTACTTTGAATCGTATGTATGCCAAAATACCGAATCATGGATTCCCCAAACGGGCGATCCATAGTAAAAACCCTATTTGTCAAATTGTTCCAATTAACAAGGATATTGTGATGATATCCTATTCAACCGGGGAAGATGCTAAATTCTGGATTGAACAGGAGCAAAATGGGACGCTATGGAAAACACTACAGGAATGTTTGGCGCATTTTGTAAATATTGAAACAAAAAAGCCGGAATGGATCCGCCAGAATTATTGGAATCCGGCGACGCATTATTTCAAGTCTGGGGTAATTCCGAGTGAAACACAATACAAATCATTTCAGCCGTGTTCTACTAAAAAATGGTATATTATTGGAGAAGCATTTTCACTGAATCAGGGGTGGGTAAATGGAGCCCTGGAAAACACGAAGACCTTTCTTTCACTTTGTGACAAAAATGGGCTTCCAGCGATTCCCAATTACGAGCGGAAAATAAAATTGAAAGAAGTTGCAAAACATGCAAAAAAAGATGATGCTTGGATAGCATTGTTTGGAAATGTCTATAATGTGACGGATTGGGTAAGTATTCATCCTGGGGGCGATGTAATTTTGTATGGGATTGGGAAAGATGCTACGGCTATGTTTACGGGAGTTGGACATCAAGCGGATGCACTCCAATTCATGGAAAAATACAAAATTGGGATTTTAGAATCTAATATAAGAATATGAATCCCATGAATCCCATGAATCGTAAGAATACAAAAGAATGCGAAATTTATTTTTCCAAATTGGAAAAAATAAAGGAGAATGTAGCGGCAAAAGTGAAAAAAATGGAAATGATACCGGATGAATGGATAGATGAATATAAACGCGAATACAAAAATTTTTCGAAATGCTATTTCGCGAGAAAATTGCGAATTCCTGGTGTAAAAGAACATCTTTTGAAAACATTGGCGCAAATAAATGGTTATAAAGAGAAAATAGAAAAAACACCTGCCATAATTAAAATTTTTATGGTAGATTTGGTGAATAATTATTCAAAATTTTTGGAAATGAGTGAAATGATGTGTCAGGATTTTTTGAATAGATTATCAAGACTACTGTAATTTTTTTCTTTTTGATAATATACTATTAAATTCTTTTTCAAGAATTTTAACTTTTTCTTTGTCATCTTTAGATAGTGATTCTTGTTGTTTAAGTATTTTTATAATATCTAAAAATTTTTCTGGTATATCGATTCCTTTAAAATTCTTTTTAAATATTTTTATAATATTTTGCTTAATTTCTAATAATTTATTCTTTTCATTATTTTTTTTAGAATTTTTCTTTTCTTTTTTTACCTTCTCAATTTCATTTTCTATCTCAGATTTTCGAGATTTAATGTTATTTATAGTTTGTAAATCATTAATTTTTTTAGTTCTTTTAGCAGCTTCCTCAGTAATTTCTCCTGATTCTAAATGATGCATTAATTTCGTGAATGTTATTTGTTTATCATCTGCTAAATTATATGAACTAGTTAAAATATCTTTTCTTAGTTTTTTAAAGGCATTCTCATCTATTTTCTTTTTTAATTGAGAAAGTGCTACTTTTATTCTTGATAGTATCCTTTTTTTTTCCTTTCTAATTTTTTCTTTTTCTTTTAAAAAATTTTTATTAGAATTAACTAAATACATCTCAGACAGTTTTTGGTGTGCTTCTTTACGTTTTATTAATTCTTTTTCATAATTATTTTTTAAAGCTCTTTCAGCATTATCTGCTTTTTCCAATTGCTTTTCTCTTACATGATTTGGTATTACAAATTTTAGGTTATTTATTCCTTTTCTTTCTGCGATTCTAGATTTCATTTCTTCATCATATTTTTGTTTTAAATTAGAATATATTTTCTTCAATTCTTCATTATTTATCAAATTTTTTTGCAGGTTTTGAAAATCTTTACTTATTTCTTTATAATGTTTAAATAATTCGACACCATCTTTAATTGCTTCTTCTAATTCTTTCTTATAATATTTTATATCATTGCTATTACTCGCCATATTATAATATATTATAATATTTTATTTCCCCCCCCCCCTAAATTATCAATTTTTTGCCATATATTCCTCTTTTTTCTGCTTGACATCTTTAATATATTGACTCATCTTTTCTAAAACATCCTTCTTTAATTCATCTCTTTTTTCTGCATAAGTATTCAAATCTATAGGTGTATCTTTGCCTTCGATCTTGACATTTCGGAACGCTTTAAAGTCCGCAAATGGCTCTAAATTGTATTTTCCGTAAACCCAGTAAATTGCGATCAATATTACAATCGACCAAAACCAGCTATCCGAATTCTTAAAAGAAGTATACGCAATAATAATAAATAGAATAAGGAAAAAATACCTTGTTTTGCAAGGTGCCGGTTCTTTTTGCATAAAATAAGACGCGCCATATGATAATTTATCAACCGTCAAAAAATTGAGGTAATTGAAGAATGTATTAAATTTGGATCCAGGAGATTTAAACAGTAATTCATATGGGTTCTCCTTTTTAATTTGGTTCTCCATATTTATAAACAGTTCCTCATCTTGTTCATTCTTCGCTTTCTGCTTCATTTTTACGGCGTTCAGGAAATATCCCACTTTCCCGGAGAAAATGTATGCAAATGCGCCGAAGAAAGATAGAAATGGTCCAATAAACATCTGAATTGCGCCAAAAATAGAAACAACTATTTTTTGATACCAAAGTAAATTATTATCTTCTAGCAAATATACTTTGCATTCCGGAATATCTTTGTATAATTCCGGGCTTAACTCTAAATTTACAAAACCACCCTTCAAAACGTTTAACAATGAACTCCCAAATGAAAGTAGTTTGTAATAAGTCGCCTCTATTTTATTGCTATCATTCGCAACGATTGTTTCTTTCTCAAAGAATTTATCAGAAGTCTTATCTTCGTATTTTTCAAGCGGTGAATGGAATATGCTGACGAATTTGAGTTTCTTGCAGAATAATTTTCCGACTGGCAAAAACATTGGAATATAATTCATAAAAAGACCTGGGATGTACTTATTAGAAATATATGACATTGTCAAGAATAGAATTATAACAACGCTAAATGTTTTTAAGAAGCTAGCATAAGGTGCCAATATACTTTTAGATTCATCATTCATTCTAATTTCTGGGGGGCTCTCGGCTTCTTCATATTCTTCTTCTTCTTCATTGTCATCCATTAATTAATATAAGATATTTATAAAATTATGCTTTACGAGGTAGCGGCGCAATTGTAGTCTTTTGATTTTCAATCTTTAATATCATTTTTATTATTGTAGATATAGGTATATTCGGAAGGCTAAATCTGTCTGATATTGCAAGATCCAAATATGAATATTGGTATATATGAAGAGTATGCCGATGAAGAACGCAAAAATAAAACTATATATGTCGCTTTTGTTGTCTCAAACGTATTATTCCAATTTAGGCTTCCTTGAGGTGTAAGACTTGTATATTCTTTCTTCTTTTTAGATAATGATGCGGCAAGTGCTTATATAACATAACCAGGAAAAATAATAATTTCGCACAAATATTCCAATTTTTATTTCACATCATGAAATAGAACTCTAGAGAAAACACAAAGTTTTTTATCCATAATTTTCCTAAATATGGCACAAGTAATTCCAAACATAGTGTAATTTGAATAATAATACCCGAAATTGGATAATCATATTTTGTACATTTGTATATCCAAAGTAGGAACAGATAAAAAACTCAAAGAGTTTTTTATCGCTTGAGTCTTAAAGACAAAGTCTTTAAGACTGAACAGATAAAAAGACTATGTCTTTTTATCGCTTGAGTCTTAAAGACAAAGTCGTTAAGACTTAACTCCCAAAATTGGATTGAGGCAAAAGTAAGTAAAAATAATGCGAACCATTTTAACTCCAAAGATATATTACCACAATTACAGAAGTTATAAATGTAGTGATTGTTCGAATTTATGCACATATATATTCTAATAACCTATAAAGTTGTTAGAATGAATTATTTAGAAATTAGGACCAGCGGGGAAGCCAACAAGGTTAGCACCAAGACCAGCACCAAGACCGAATTTGAGGGAGTTGTTAACCTGAGGAGCATACAATCCCAAAATAGCCATAACTGCAGCGGCAGTGAAGCCAATTAGGACGATATAATCCCAAGACACATTCATGTTCTTGGTTCGAGCAATTAAAAATGCAGCTAAACCAACAGCAAAACCCTGTATAAGAAATGATGCTATTTTATAAATAACAGTTCCAATTTGAAAACCTTCTCTACGATATTGATTATCAGCCATTCTATATATTTTATGCAAGAAAAAAGAATTTTTAAAAAAGATATATTCTAAATGTTTTCGTTTGGATTTAAAAAAAACAATATATATATTTTTAGAAAATGAGTTCCAAAGACGTTGTTGAAGATTTCTTGGAGGTAGACCAACCTGTCCCGGGTCAAAATTTTGTATGTTTATCTTTTATTTCACCGGAAAAAATAATTAAGCGAAGGGAAGCATTGTTAGTGAAAGAATTTGCTAAATCACTCCTTAAAGATTTAAAGCGTGAAAATGATCCCTCTAAATTGGATCCAGAAAAGTTGACTCCCGAGTTTGTTGATACTCTAAATGTTTATGAAAAATTTGAGGATTTTTTATATGCAAATGAAGAAAAACTCACCAAAAAATACAATGATGAAAATGATTTCCAGACATCTATTCGTGGTCTAAAGATTCGCGGTGTTTATGAATCCCGCAGAGAGGCTGAAGTCCGTGCTAAAGTTCTTCAGCGAAGAGATCCTAATTTCCATGTTTTTGTGGGTCAAGTGGGCTATTGGCTTCCATGGGATCCTAATCCCGACAACATTGGAGAGCAAGAGTATGCCAATGAGCAACT